GGTTGAACCCAAGCATTTATGTTCAAACCCTGAGTGGTTTCGTGAAACTCGTGGTTGCGAAATTGGTTCGCTATGGCAATGTGATGAGTGCGGGCGCGAGCAAATGCTTATTTCAAAAGATGGTGCAGGTGAATATAGTTTTAATAGATGGCGCTATACAGTTGAGGTAGTAGATAAACGAGTGCAACAGCAGAGAGTAAGGATACAAATACAAAAATGATTATTGGATTAAGTGGGTATGCACGCAGTGGTAAAGACACGGCGGCAGAGTTGCTCTGTTTAAACTATGAGTTCAGCCGCCTATCTTTTGCTGACCCAATGCGTGATGCTATGTATAAGTTAAACCCTTATGTTGATGGCATGATTCGACTTGCTGATTTGGTTGATGACCATGGATGGGATGTAGCCAAGAGCAAAGATGAAGCACGCAGATTGCTACAAGTATTCGGAACAGAAGTTGGTAGAGAAATGTTCGGCAGCAACTTTTGGATTGACCAAGCGTTTAAACAGATTGACCCTGCTGCCAATGTTGTTATCGCTGATGTTCGCTTTTCTAATGAAGCAGATGCAATCAAGGCAAGAGGCGGTAAAGTTATTCGTATCAATCGCAAAGATGTAACGGCAGTCAATCGCCATGTATCAGAGCACGCACTCGATAACTATATGTTCGACCATGTTATCTTTAATAATGGAACACTTGACGACTTAGCAGATAATGTATTTATGCTGATGCGTAGTGCGTTTAAACTGTAATACTTTCGGGTAAAGAAAAACCACCGCCAAAGGACTGGAACCTTAGCGGTGGTTTTTAATAAACACACAGTTCATGCTTCCCCATCATGCGCTGTGTGCTTACGGCTGTAACTATACCATATACCTCTGACCAATGGGCACGAATAGGTGTGGTTCGATAAGTCCCCAACCCCTACGCTGGCGCTCGATACGGCGCTGGTGTGGTGTCATACCACCCCATACCCCATACCTTTCATGGACTAGACCCCACTCAAGGCAACGCTTTTGCACAGGGCAGGACCCACACATCCGTTTAAACGGTTCGAGGTCCTCGGCTTTGAACACATCATAATCAGGAAAGAACATATCCGTATCAATACCCTTGCATGATGCACCCTCATATCCCTGCTGGCTGTATTCCAGTAGGTAGTAAGTCTCTTGAGTATTAGCCTTGCGCTCAGCAAGGATTGGATGGTACTCAGGTTTGTTACTCATTAGTAATATCCTTTCGCTAGACTGTGGCTCAGTGCCTTACAGATATTGCCACCCCAACGGCGGTCAATGTAAGCAAGCCCTGCTTCCACCTGTTTAAACCCATCATCAGTTTTCTTCACGCCCAAGGTAATCCATGTGCGAGGCATGAACTGTGCAATTCCGTAGGCTCCACTGGATTTGTTGTGTGCCTTTGGTCGCCAGTTGCTCTCTCTTGTCCAGAGTGTATAGAGGCAAGTCCATTGTTCGATACTGTCCTGCTCGATAAGCATCTCGATTGCGTAGTGCTGGTACTCGTTCTCGTAGTAGGCAACCACCTCACCTGCTGGCGGTACGCTGGTGCGTACTGGTGCCACGCTATCATCATGTACTGACATGACTAATGCGATAGTGAGGATGGCTACCATCCACCCCGCAGGGGTGATGCGAGATAGTTGTTTAAACACTGACGGCTTCTGGGATACATGACCACTCAATGATTTGTCTAACACTCGCGTTAATGTCGGTGTCGTTTCCATCTTCATCCGTTGCTCCCATCACTACTACATTTCCTAGAATCATTGGTGCTCCGCCAAACATAAACGAGATAGCAGAGGCTGGCGTATTGATTAGTCCATGCCCCATCTCATTGACCCACATATTGCCTAAGCACTCGCCGTTGATGGCGAATAAACTAACGCACTCGAAGTATCCATTGACCCCATCTTGTAACTCTTTGACGGTTGAGTACTCGAAGTCTGAATAGAATCCATCCTGACTGATGCGGATACCCTTAGCCATTGTTTAAACCACCAAGGTATCTCTCAACCAAGTCGGCAGTCACCTTGCCTGACGGGGCAAGTCCGTTCTCTGCCAATAGTGCATGGTAAATCTTATTGAAGTCATCTTTGTATGCCTCGCGTAGAATCTGCTCGGCTTTGCTAAACAGTTTCATGCGTAGTTTGTTCTTGTCTGCTGTCTCCATGATTAGTTCTTGCTCCAGTTCCGTAGTGCTCGCACTTGTCTGCGAAGGTTAGCGTTGCTTCTCTCTAGTTCCATGTTCCGTTTAAACATAAGCCCACCCACGGTGAGCATTGATGCAATCAGAATCGTGATGCCGATTAGTTCGCTTGTGTATAGGTACATTTCCAGTCCTCTCTATTCATCTTCTAGTTCTTGGCAATCAGGGCAGTCATAGACAGCCCATTTCTTACAGTTGGCGCAGAGTGTGTCGTCACTCATGAGTTGTCCTTGGTTGCTTCACCACAATCTTGGCAAGCCCAATAGCCTGCCTCGTTCATGGATGTATAAAGAATACGAGCGCCACAGGATGTGCATCTCATAGGGTTCCAGTCCTTTCAGTTGATTACAGGGATAACTATCTCATGCCCTATTCATGGTGTGTCAAGTACATTTGCAAACAAAATAAATATTTTTTTTACTAGATGTTTAAACAGGTTACTAGGTCCTGACCGCTTTTCGTATTCGGTAATACGAAAAGTATAACACGCCTGTCAAGTGTGTCAAGTTTGTTTAAACGCTTGACAGTTAGCAGTCACCCAGGTAGAGTGCTAATGCTGTACTGTTTAAACAGAAGCAGCAATTTCATGTGAAATTATTTGTTTGTTTTCTTGCAGATGAAAGCCAGTTGTTTAAACAGTAGTGCAGGTCCTGGTATCCAGGCAAAAGAAAACCCCCGCCGAAGCGGGGGCTATCTTGTTGATAACTAGAAGGCTAGTTCATCCTGCTCTTGCCAATATGAATCGTAGGATGTGTTGCGTTTGTGTGTGCGTGCGCTCATGGTTTCCCATGACCAGTCACGAGTGTTCTTGTATGGTTTAAACTGTGCGTACTCAGCAATCACACCATCCTTGACCTTAAAGTATTCGCCCTCTGATGCACGATACTTCCAGTCTAAATCGCTACCGATAATGATGGATGCGTTCTCGATAGTATCCTCAGTCGAACCATAAACTAGTGAGCCACCGATAGTCAGACCAATCCACAATGGGGATGAGTTTAAACGGGCAAGGTGCAGGACATTGGGCGCATCTGACTCAAGCCATGCAAGCGCAGCAGTGCCTTGCACCTGCTCCAGTACCTCGGTAACTGGTGCCTTTGAGTGAGCGATTAGTGCAGTCACAGCCTCGCTATCCACAAGACCATTGCGCTTGACCTTGAGTTGTTTAAACAGTTGGTCGTCATTGGCAATGTGTCCGTTGTGCGTTAGCACAATGCGACCATGCGGGATGGGGTGATTGTTGTTGTTGTCCTTGGGTGAGCCTTGAGTTGCCCATCTCGTATGCAAGATACATGATTGAGCGTTGTTGCCTAGGTTCTCTGATGCCTTGATGAACTTAGTCGCGGTCACTGGTGCCTTGCGGATAACGCGAGCGCCAGTGGTCGGGTTAATCCATGCGCCACCAGTGGCGTGCTGTCCTCGGTGCTCAATGTCTAACAGCATCTGACTAGTCAGGTCAGATACTGTCACGCGCTTGTGCTCTTTAGGGTTTAAACAGAAGCCTGCAATTCCACACATAATATTTCTCCAGTCGTTAGTTAATAGGTTGATTGTACCAGATTACTTACACCCTGCACAGTCAGTCCGTAGGCAGTCGCCACAGATTACTGTTGCAATGGTCATGTTTAAACAGTCAGGCTCGATAGCCTTACAGTTTGGCAGGCAAGGCGAGTAAAACCATGACCCGCAATGCTTGCAATATCCATCATCAGTGTAGTTCGCTTTCCACAGGATAGCCTCTAGCCTGCGCTCCATGATGCTACTCATGTTTAAACGCCCACTTGATTACAGCCCATGTGAATAGCGCCATCAAGATAACGCGCCCATCAATTACCGACCAGTAATTTACTGATTCCATTTTCCAGTCCTATCGTTTAAACAGTGGCGGACTTTCCGCCATCCTGTTTGTGCCTGCTGTCGGTTACGCTCCGACACTTAGCCCACTAGGGGCAGGCGGTCAGCCTATCGGCTGGCGAGTTCTAGTGCGCGAGCCTTGAGGTAGGTCGCTGTTTTATTGCTGAGGCTAGAATCTACGGCGAGGATATCTAGCATTGTGTTGATGTTGTTTAAACGGTTGGCAGAATCTGTCCATGTTTCCAACTCGAAACGGTTGCCATCCTTTGAGTACTGAGCCATAGCACCTACGAACTCAGCCCATCCCTGAATCTTTGCACCGTTTAGGGTGCCATGATGTAGGCGAACCTCGATAGTACGGTGGCGAGAGTATGAGGCGAGGTTGAGGCTAAAGTAACGACCAGACTCGCGGTTTGCTATGTTACCCGCGAGTATGTTGTCGCACCAGTCAGCGAGATTAGCCTCAGCAACTGGTCGGCAGAAGAAGTTGTTTAAACGGGATGGCGCAACTAGCGCACCGATTGTGGCGTGTGCGTGGTTCCATGAATAAACCATGTTGGCGATACCATCAAGCCCGATAGCATCAGCGCCGATATGGACATGGTAGCCAGTCTGCTTATTGACGGTGCCACCAGATGCAACG